AAAGGAATACCAGGGGCAAATACAACCGCTGCTGCAATCATAAAAACACCCGCTACCACCTTGCCAACGTCACCACTACCTGCGACTACTGGAGCTATCACTAAATCATGTTGTCCTAAAGGTAACGCAAGGTCTTCTATCCCTAATTGTTCCCCAGCTTGAACGACTGTATAAGCTACCCCTTCTTCATGAGAAGTCGCCATATATTCCATCAGGTCAGGGTAGTTAATACATAAAAGTCTTACTGCTTCTAATGGCGAACGCAAATTATGAAAAGTATGAGTTTCACCCCACTTCTCGCCTAATTCATCTAGCAGCAAAACTCTATGCTGCATAACGGAAAACTGCTTTGGTACTTCTCCTATAGTAATTGCTTAATAGCTCAACGCAGCTAAGAGAATCTAGTTTTTGATGCAATATCTGCTCATTTCCTAAAAGGATTGCAGCATGCATTGGCGTTTTAGTCCCTAGCTTCATAATCAAAACATCATTCGGTAACCTTAAATTAAAATCAATCTGCTTAAATTTTAAGACACTTGCTTGATCTAAAAAAATGCTTTCACAAGTCTCTAAATCATCTGGTCTTTGATAATCAGGAAAATCAACACCTAGTAACTTGTAGTAATCACGAATTAAAGAAAAACAGTCAAAAAGACCATATTCCCATTTTCTTCCTACTAAGGATTGATAATTAACCATTTGTCCTCTGGCACGGAATAAATATACCAAGGGATTTTAGTTGTTTTACAAGCCTTCTTATCAGCCTCGCTTGGCGGTGTGCCTTTAGGATGGCTATGGACAATCGCTTCTATTTTCCCGTAAGTTCTGGCAGCTACATAGTCCTTTGGTTCTAAAATAAAATCTCTTTCTGGCTCGTCTGCAATATTTCTGCATGGCCAATATTCCCCATTAGCTACTACGCCACAGCTTTCTCTTGGCATGTATCGTAATGCGTGTTCTTTTGCCTTTTCCTTAAACTTCACATCTGTAACCTTGCTCCTGGGTATCCACCAAAAGGTAATCTTTTCTTAGGCAATGAATTTCCGAAACGGATTAAACAACTGTTATACCGATGACCACAGACATCATTGGCTTCACTAGTGGAATTATCATTAACATCAAAATATTTCTTACCTTTATAACCACACTGCGTTCCTTTATATAGCCAAGGACAAACTTCTAAAACTTGCCTCTTAGGTAGTTGCAGATTTGTTAATTCTAATTTTCCTGTTAATTCAAACGTGACAGAGACTGAGTTCTCCGCAGTAACTCTATCTATATACCAAATATCATTAGACAGGCCAGTGGCATCTGGATCAAAGACAGCAGTAGGATCAGCACTTGGATTCGTTCCAGTTGTAAAGTTAACAGCATCTAGAAACTTCTTACAAGTCCTGATTCTGGTTAATTTTGCATTTAAAGGATTATATAAAACAAGAATCGACGAGATAGCCCCTGCGGTGTTAGCAACTTCAAAAGTAGGCTTGGGCAATGTACCTTTAGTTGATTTAGAAAAACCTTCTAATTTACAAGGCACAGCAGAATAAACATCCCCATCCCAGGTGATATCCTCTAGGATTTCATTCGTACCTGCGTGATAAAAGAAAGTAGTATCTACCCCATTCACTTCTTCTGTTAATTTCAATTGGAACAATTCAATGATTGCTGATGGGGCTAATGATTGAAACTGTTCCTGTAAAGATTGTTTTGCTGTTGCCATTTATGTTTCTGCTACCTCTTCAAAGCTAGCTACCAAGTTCACTCTCTCAGCATAGGGAATACTCTTGCTCCATTCTCTACAAATATATTTAGACGATGAGCTTTCGCCTGGAGCTGTGTAATCAAAATTTTCTGTTCCGCCCCTAGCATCTAAAAAATCCTCCATCTCGTCACATTCTGTTTCTGTGATGTTATCCCACTTGAAATTCCATGTTTTGAGATTTTGGTTAATACCAAAAGTGGTTCGTTGCGAATATCCTGAACCGAAAATTGCCTCCCTTATCTTTGGCGCTGATTTTTTACTTGCACCATAGGAGGGAGTAACAGTTGTAGGGAAGGAAGCCATGAATTTAAGCGTAAAGAAGACCGCCAGGCATTTTTTGTTTTACTAATTCTGCTTGAACAGCAGCAGAAATAGCAGAACCTAATTGTCGTCCTTTGTCATCATCTCCCTGAACAGTAGTTCTACCTGCATCAACATTGATAATAATATCGCCTGCTCCACCAGTGGCCTCAACACCTAGACGGCCTCCTGGTCCTCTACGCAGGGGCATTATTGCTTCTGGTCCCGCCTCTGCCATTAAACCAACGCCGTTTTTAAAAGGGAAGACATGAGGAGAATTGAAGACCCCACCTTGGGCGAAAGGTACTATTGCGTTTTGAGCGTAAACATTTCCTTTTTCGTTCTTAAATAAATTGCCAAAGAAAGGGATAGGAGAAAGAACATTTAACATTGCTTGTCTAACAGCAATTCTTGTTAAATCAGCAATAACAGAACGAGCAAAATCAGCAAAATTCATCTTTCCTGTCGTTACAAAATTAACTAAGCTATCTTCCATACTCTTAAAGGCATTTACAGTTGCATCTTCAATTTGTTTGGATACATCTTTAATACTTTCTAAATAAGATTTAGCACCTGCTTTCATTCCTGCCCAAACTGATTTACTTGTTTCACCTAGATCCTCCACCTTGTTTTTTACTTTTCCTCCTATAACGTCTCCTATTAAATCAATCTCTTGGTATAACTCTTGAATTGATTTAATTGATTCTTTTATTAACGAGTCAAGTCCTACATATACGCCAACTGCGGCTCCTCCCGTCAACAATAATTTAGCTAATGGACCACCTGGAGCTGTTTTGAACGTAGCTATTGCTGCTTCTATATTCAGTCTTGCCCTTGCAAGACCTGTCATTATCCTTTCTATACTTAACAATTTTCTAGCAAGCTCAATTGCCGCCTTAAGTCCCTTAGCCCCTGTAACCACAGCCCAAACTGAAGCATAGGCAATTGTGATTTTTAACAATTCACCTGTAAACCTTAATAGTTCAGGCATGTTTTCTAAAACGCTCCTAACAGCTATATCTAACGCTTCAATTCCACCTGTCATGAATTCTTGTATTTGTGCGCCTATTGGTTGAATTAAAGTTCCCATGCTTTCTTTTAATTTACTTAAAGCTGTCTCCATCCTGTCTCCAGCGGCGAAAGTAGACTGAGCAATCATTACTGCCTTTTCGCCATACTGGTCAATCAAACTTTCAGTAAAACCAAGAAAATCAGACAGTGTGACTTTGCCTTGTTCCAAAGCCTTATCTAACTCTGCTGGTGTTTTATTCATTGACGCAGCAAAGATCGTAAAAGCGCCTGGCAAACGCTCGCCGAGCTGTTGACGAAGCTCCTCGGCTGATACTTTCCCCTTACTCCATACCTGAGAAGTAGCAGTCAAAGCAGCGTTCATATCTTGAATGCTTCCGCCTGTACCCCTGATGCCACTCGTGACAGCCAGAAAAGAGTCTTCAGCGTCATCCATAGAAGAACCTGCACCTAAAACAGAAGCAGATAATTGAGTGAATTGTCTTGTTATAACTTCCTGCGGAATCGCTAATTCTTTACTTGTCTTCTCTATAAACTTTAGCGATTTTTCATATCGCTCATTATCCCCAATAACTAATTTCAGAGCCAGTCTTTGCTTTTTAATATCTGCTGCGTAAGTTGCAGTCGAACCTACAGCTTGACGAACCATCCCAACCTGCGCACCAATCGCACCACCTACTGCTGCGCTAATTGGACCGCCACCTGGCATTAATCCACCTATTGCTGCACCAATCGCACCTTCAGGCCCACCAAATACTCCAGCACCAGCTACCGCACCAGCAGTTCGAGCCATACGACCCATGCCGCCAGCCTTACGGCCTTCCATCCTCATTAATTCAGTATTTAAGCGTTTTGCTCTTGCCGTTGCTACTTCAAATTCTTTACTTCCAAATTTGACACTTGCCGCAAGTTGTTTCCAACTATTAGCTAAGGCACGAGTGTTATTAATACTTTTCCCGCCTTCTACTTGTTGTTTTTTTAGCCCTGCTGAAAGCTTAGTAAAACTTAAACCTGCTTCTTTTGTACTAACAGTTAGACGTTTTAAAGACGAAGCAAGTTGAGGGAGTTTCTCAACACCTGGAGTGTTGACTAAAACTTGTAAATTAGTTACAGCAGTGCCAGCCATTACTTCTTCTTATTCATGCAGGACAAAGCTGCCATTTCCATGACTTGAATCCCCTCAAAGAGAACGACAGGATCTTTTACTTCATACAGTTTACATAAGTATTCGAGAGATGAATAATTTAATCCTGTCATCCCACTCATACTGACATTCCACTGTGTTGTAAGCCTTGTAAACATAATAACTATTTCCCAGTTCTCTTTCCATACTTCAAAATCACTATCAGTCGTTTCTTGTTTTGCGGCTGCAATCTGTTCAGGTGTTGCACCAAAAGCTTCTAACGAAGCAACACGATCATCTACAACACCACCTTCTACCCAATACTTCGCAGCCTCTTCTAGTTTTTTTCAGTACCCCCTGTAATCATCTTTCCATAAGATTCGATCACAGCTTTCATCACAGTGAAATTATCTAATAATGCTTTTTTGTTTTCCTCATTAAAAGGAATATCAACACCTTCTTCATCTTGAATTTTTTCCCAACCAATGAAGATCTCATCAGTTAAAGCTTCATCGCCTTCCTCAATTAACTTGTTGAACTTATCTCGACCAATCTCCTTAAAGACTGCATCAAACTTATGCCCC